TCCTTTACACATACAAAAAACCGCCGAAAATTTTTTTCCTTTAGCGTCACTCTTAACAACTTTCTCAAGTTTCATTATTTATATTATTATTTATTTTATTATTTTTATATTCTCTCATATTTTCAGATTTCCAAAGTGACAAAGTCCAGTAATCTTTATAGTATTCTTTATGTTGTTCTTCTATAGCATCTCTTCTTTTCTTTTCTAAATAATTCTCTCTACAATGTTCTTTTCTAGCGTTATAATAATTATAACAATTATGTTTAGATAAAGGTATTACTCTTTCCATTATAATAATTATATAAAAAAAAAATTGATTTAAAAAATTAAAATAATATATATATAGATTATAGAAAAATATGAGTATTGTAGAAAATACAATTTTAGAAGGGCATTGCTCAACAAATGTAAAAGGAGCTGGAAGACCAAAAGGATCTCAAAATGTAAAGGCGTATAAATGGAAAGTAATAATATTTGATAATTCTACAAAATCATTTAAAGAAGGTAAATATACTTCTGTAAATCATATTAATCAAGAACTTAATTTAAATTTAAATAGTGATTATGTAAGACGCATTATGACTAAATATAGAGCAGACCCTAATATGAGAAATAAAGAAAATTCATTTTTAGCAAGATACGGACACATACAAATAGAAAAGATTTATGAACCTATTAAATAAATTATTTTATCTGTTCTTTTTTTTAAGAATAAATAAAATATATTTAGGAAAAACTAATTAATTATAGATAAAACTATTTAAAAATAAAATTGATATATTTTATAGAAAATAAAAAAAATGAAAAATATAATCTCAATATATAATAAAATGCCTCGATTATCTAAAAATCAAATAGTTAGAAGAGATACACAAAAATTATTAAATGAAATTAAATCAAAACTGAATGCCAGAACATTTACGGCAATAAAAGGTGATATAGAAGAAAAGCGTATTGATGCTGTAAAACGAATTGCTGATAAATTAATAACTTTAAAAGATTCTACTGAAAAAGGTATTACAAAGAAAACATTTAACAAAGAAGTAGATGAAGCAAGTAGTCTTCCATTAGTTAGAGAATTTAATAAATCAGGTAAAGATACTAATATTAAAAATTTATCACCACATAAATTAAAGAATATACTTCGTAATTTAGACATCAAACAGAAAATAATATTAAAAGCAAATAATACTTACTTTACATTAAGACCAAATAAAATTAATGAAATGATTAATAATATCGATAAATTTTGGGTTGACGATAAAATGGTAGACGGAAGCGATCAACCAATTATACAAGTAGTAAAAGAACTAAAAGAAATTACTTTATCAAAACCTAAATCGTTAGGTAAAGACCATAATGAAGGAGCTTTCTTTCCATATTATAATAAAACTGAAATTGATTTAAGTGACTTCCAAATATTTAAAAATAGACAAGAAAGTAATTATGATGAAAATTGTTTTGTTTTTGCTATTAGACAAAGTAATATATTAACAGAAGAGGAAATGAGTATGCTTAAAAGTATGTGTATTGGATTATATATTCCTACAAATAAAATTAGTAAAATATGTGAAAAATTTAATTTATATATTCGTATTAAACATTTAAATCATAATACAACTAAAAATTATGGTAAAAGTAATGGAAAAGAAATAATACTTGGACTCATTGATAAACATTATTTTATTTTTAAACAAATACCTTATACTTTATATTCTATTAAACATTATGAAGAAATAAAACAAGAAGAAAATTGGAATGAAATTTATAGGGAAAGACATATTGGTAAACGGTCTCATTATGATAAAGACGATACACGATTTACTAATTCTTGGGAAGTAATTAAATATATGTATTTAGAAGCAGATGATTATTTACGAACAATTCCTTATGAAGATATAACAGGAACTCAATATTATAAAGAAGCAGAAGAAATATTAGATCTAAATTATCATAAAGATGCTGTTAGAAAAAATACAATAAAAGAAGTAAAAGATAAAAGTGAAAATGCTAAAATTATTTATTTTGATTTTGAGACAATAACAAATGAAGAAATACATAAACCATATATGGTTTCGTCAAGTGAAACAGAAACTTTTTATGGAGAAAAATGCGGATTATATTTATTAAGAAAATTATATGAAAAATTTAATGGTTCTAAATTAATACTTATAGCTCATAATTGTGGATATGATTTTAGATTTTTACAACAACATTTAAATATGAGTTCTTTATGCGAAAGAGGACATAACTTATTAGAAGGTAAAGGAATGTTTTATTATTCAAAAGGTAAAAGTATAGAAGTAATATTAAAAGATAGTTATTCAGTTATTACTATGCCTCTTAAAAAGTTTGGTAAATGTTTTAATCTTAAACAAGAAAAAGAAATATTACCATATAATTTATATACAAAAGTAAATATTGATAATCGATATATTCCATCTGATACTTGTAAAGTTGCTTGTGATATGCAAGTAAGATGTGATAATATTGATAAAATACCAACAGAAAAAGATTATAATGATTATTTTTATAAATTTTTAGAAAATGCCAGTAAATGGAATTGTATTATCGTCAAGCCCGACGATAGAGGGCAAGGGGTTAAAGGGGAAACTCCCATTGTTGATATAATTGAGTATTCTAAAATTTATTGTGAAAAAGATGTAGAAGTATTAAAATTAGGTTATGAAACATTCGGCAATATGTTAAAAGAAAATTGTAATTTAAATGTTGTTGATTTTATGAGTTCAGCACAATTAGCACATCAATATATGTTAAATAAAAAAGTATTTGATGGTGTTTGTGAACTAAGTTCTATACCAAGAGATTATATTATGAAATGTATGGTAGGAGGTAGAACTATGTGTGCTAATAATAAAAAACATCATGTTAAAGATAGATTACAAGATTTTGATGCTGTTAGTTTATATCCAAGTGCGATGTATAGATTAGGGGGTTATTTAAATGGAAAACCAAAAGTATTAACAAAACTTAATTATGATTTCTTAAAAAATTGTGATGGTTACTTTATACAAATTAAAATTAAAAAAGTTAATAAAAATTTTGCTTTTCCACAAATGAGTTATATTAATGATGATGGTGTTAGAATATTTACTAATGAACCAAAAGATAATTTATATGTATGTAAAATACAATTAGAAGACCTTATTAAATTTCATAATATAGAATTTGATATTATTGATGGTTACTATTACGATGAAGGTAGAAATAATAATCTTCGCGATGTTATTGATTTTGTATTTAAGGAAAGACTAAAAATGAAAAAAGAAAAGAATCCATTACAAGAAATTTATAAATTAATTATGAATAGTGCTTATGGTAAAACTTTACAGAAATCACATCCTGAAAAAGTAGAATTTAAAAATGAAAATGATATTGATAAATTTATTGATAAAAATTATAATTATATTAAATCTTATCAAGAACTATATAGTGAGGATTCATTTAAAAAATATATAGTAAAAATGGAAAAAGGAATAGAAGAACATTTTAATAATGCACCTGCTGGTGTAGAAGTTTTAGCAATGAGTAAAAGAATTATGAATGAGGTAATGTGTTTAGCTGAAGATAATGGATTAGAAATTTATTATCAAGATACAGATAGTATGCATATAAAAGAATGTGATATTAAAACTCTTTCTGAAAAATATAAAGAAGTATATCATCGTGAATTAATTGGAAAAAATATGGGGCAATTCCATAGTGATTTTGATAGTGATATTATAAAAGAAGATATACACGCTACAGAAAGTATATTTTTAGGTAAAAAATGCTACATTGATAAATTAGAAGGTAAAGATCAAAATGGCAATGCTGTTGTAGATTATCATATTAGAATGAAAGGTATAAGTAATAATTCTATTAAACATAAAGCAAAAATAGAACAAAGAGATTTTATAGAAATTTACAAATCATTATTAGATTGTAATAAAGAAATATTTGATTTATGTTGTGGTGGAGAAAAAATAAATTTTGAGTATAATAGCAATTATACTATTACTACTAAAAAAGAATTTAATAGAACTTTAAGTTTTGATTAAATTGATTTCCATTTATTTTTATCTATTACAATAATCTTACAATAATCATTTTCTAATTCTATTAAGCCTGTTGGACTATTTTTTTTTTTCACAATAAATAATTGTATATTAGGGTCAGATTTATCTTCTATCTGCTCTTCTTGTTCTAATATTTCTCGTCTTCTTTCACTTAATTTATCGTCAGGACAAAATAACTTATTATTCATATTCTATATTATATAATTATATTTTATTTTATTTTATTTCTACGAAATTAACCATAATTGTTTTTCTTTTGATATGTCCCACATTTTATAATCTGTAAGGTCAAGTTTATTTAAATCTATTACATTTAAAGATACATCTACATCTTCATTTGTAATAGTTATAGTATTACCAGCAATATCATTAAACCAAAGCATACTTGCTTTAAGATATATAGCCCATTCTAAGTCAGTCTTTTTCATTCGTGATATACCTTTAATACCGAGTTCTTTTGCTTTATTAATTAACTCTTCTCTCTTCATTATATAATATATTTAGAAAAAAAATAGATAATTATTTTTCTAAATATTAAATATGTATTTTTCTAATTTTTTTTTCTTTTGTTATAATAAATGGAAGAAGAACCTGAAATCCAAGAACCTACATCTGTAGAAGAACAATTAAATACTGAAACTTCTAAACCTACTAAACTTAATAAGAATGGAAAACCAAGAAAACAATTATCACCTGAGGCATTAGAACGATTAGCAAAGGCAAGAGAGAAAGCAAATGTTATGCGACAACAAGCATACGCTAAAAAATTAGAAGAAAAGGTTGAAAAAATAAAAATAAAAAATGATGAAGTTTTACCAAAAAAAGAACTTAAAGAAGAACCTGAAGAAAAAGAACTTAAAGAAGAACATGAAGAAGTAGAAATTATTAAAGAAAAAAAAGTTAAACCAAAAGGTAAAAAGAAAACTAAAATAATCGTAGAACAATCAAGCGAAGACTCTGATGAGTTTGAACCAAATGATAATGTTGTTTTTGTTAAACGAGTATCTAGAAAAAAGAAAGAACCAGTTAAAGAACCTGAACCACAGATGGAACTACCACCACCTGAACCACCAAGACCACCAAGACCTGAACTAACACCACAACAAAGATTATTAAAATCACAATATGATGGTATGTTTAGTGGAGGTTTTATGAATCAAAATAATTTAATGAGAAGACATTATTAATAATTTTTTTATATTATTATATTAATAATGAAGACTGTAAAACTTCCTGTATATAATCAAGACCCTGAAAAAGGGGTAAGTAATGAATATCCAACAAGTAAAGACGCATTTAGACAACCGTGTTTATGGTATATATCAGCAGTAAGAAATAGTGGTAAATCTTATTTATGTAGTAAATTTTTAGCACAAGCAAAAAAAGATAAAACTTTTGATAAAATCTATATGATTACTCCTTCTTTTGCTTCTAATAGAGCATACTTTGGTAAATATGTAGATGAAGAAGATGTATACGAACCAACAAAACAAAGTATAGATGAAGTTATAAAAAGAGTTGAAAAAGATAGAGATGAATGGGAAGATTATCAAAATAAATTAAAAATACATAAAGAATTTTTAAAAACTTTGAGAGAAAATCCACACATGAATGACGAACAGTTATTATATTTTGAAGAGTTTATGGATAAACCAACATATCAATATGATGCTCCTGTAAAAAGTTTATTAATATTAGATGATGTTATAAATAGTCCAGCAATCTCTCAAAGTAGTGGGTTAGGTAAATTAGCAACTTTAAATAGACATGTTGCACCGTTAAAAGAAGATTATAATGGTAGAAGTGCTTGTGGATTAGCGGTTGTTATATTAAGTCAATCATATCGTTGTCAGCAAGGTATAGGTAGATTACTACGAGAGAATCTTTCTCTCTTCACGATGTTTAAAAATAAGCAAGAAAAACAAATAACAGCAATAGAAGAAGAAATAGGTTCTGTAATTGATTTAGATAAATTTAGAAAAGCATATCAAAAAGCAACAGATGAGAAGTATGGTAATTTAACAATTGATTTTAATCCGAAATGTCATGAAAAAACATTTAGAAAAAATTTAAATGAATGTATTATATTTCCAGAATTAAATTGTAATTAAAAAAAAATTGATTTAAAGATTAAATGTAATATTATGTATAACTATGTCATATTATATTTACAAGATTTGTTGCGATGATTGTCCTGAATTTGTCTATGTAGGTTCTACCAAAGCATTTAGACAAAGGAAATCAAAGCATAAAGAAGAATATAATAAATTGAGAGATAGAAAATTATATAATATAATACGAGAGAATGGAGGCTGGGATAATTGGAGAATGGTTATAATAGAAGAATGTGGTGAAATCTCTTTTACAGAAGCAAGAATTAAAGAAGAAGAACACAGAGTAAAATTAAATGCTAATTTAAATAGTCAAAAGTGT